ATGGAAACTTTTAACTATAATTTACAAAATCTTCAAAACCTGAGTACATTGATAATGCATTATAATACACCTGATGCATCAAGAAATCAATATGATCATTATGAGACATTGAAGTTATTGTTACATATACGACATGATATATTGCAATGCTTATTGTGTGAACAGTTATCAATTGTTGCTAATTTAGGTGTTGGCTTGAAAGTCTATGAGGCATATGGACAACCATTTGATCAGAGATTGGCAAAAACACCTGATATATATTATGAGAAGGACAATAAGCATTATATGATTGATCCAGGTATTTCAATTGACCCAGTCTCGTATTCAACTCAAAAGAAAGATAAATATAAAGAGTCTATTGATATATTATCAAGCAGAGGCTTTGATATTTGTTTTATCCCAATATGTGTTAGGCCTGAACTAAGTGATTTAGACACTGTCATATGTTATCCTATAAGCTGGCCCCCTTCCGAAGGAGTATTGTTACAATTTCAAGAGATATATGATTCAGTCACAGAAGTGATAAATATTTACAAGCCACTTTGTCCAGATATAGCAATTGATGACAATAATGAACAATTCTACACAGAACACTTAAAAATAGAAGATTTATTATCATCGCAAAATGAAACACATATTGGGAATTTTTTCAATAATGAGAAACAGGGTTATATGGATTATGATAACTTTAAGAGAATATTTTATCAATTAACAGAAGATCCAGAAATTGAGAGTATGATGCAGGATAAACCCATCGATAAAGATAAGTATTTTGAATATATGACAACTGCATTAAATGGGGCAAAACATGACGACACACACGCAAAACCCAGTTTTCATATACCTTATGCGCCTGAAATTACTATTGAAAATAACGTTAATATTGATAATTTACGTAAGGACCAAAGAAATTCATTAAATATTTTGAGCAAATTTGTCAATATAAGTGATGATAGTATATGTACCCTTATAAAACATATTTTTGATCAAGCAATGATAGCACTCTCTTATGAGGGTGATAAGAATATGTTTGATAAAGACTGTTACACAGGAGATTATAATAAAGAATTTAAGCTTAAAGAAGAAAAACCAAAGAATGTGGCTATGCGAGATTTCTTAATAGGCAAAGGTATTAAACTGGCCCCCAGCAAGCCTAGAATACTAAAAGGCCGCTTGTTTAACATAAAATCATTGTCTTCAAATCAAGATTTCTTATACCATAGTGGTGTTAATTTTTTGAAACACAACCACAGTCGGAAATATAAAGAACCAAGAGATTGTCCTAGTGATTCATACAGTGTATTTAATGATTTTTATGATATGGTAAGTGACCCAATCTTATTACCAACAGTGCCAGATGAGATCTTAATAAAAGATCCAGGGCAAGATTCAAAAACAGCAACAGTCATAAAGGAGGAGGCTATTAAACTATTTATAGATTATCATAATTGTATAAGTAGGACTCATGCATATAGAATGGCATATCATTCTAATATAGTTGCAAAATCTTTAATACATTTTAACAATTTAAATACAAAAGAGAGTGATTTTACACTAATAAATAGTGGTCAACAGAATGTCTGTCATATTATGCAAGGTGGTAAAAGAAACAAAGGGAATGATACAGGAAATCCATTTTTTACATTAGTCATTACAGATGATAAAAAGTGGTGCAATAGGGTATTTGGTAATTACACAGTTTATACTTCAGGGAAGTTATATTATATCGTATATCATTGGAGAAGGTTATCATCTAATCGCTTAAGCTTTATATCTGACTCATTTTATTCATGTCAAAGTACAGGATTTGATACATTTATTAGGCAAAATAAACAAGTGCTATCACGTGAAGATCTAAAAAGAGTCTATACTTTTAGAACTTTGGTTGGATTATGTACGACACAGAGATTGGCTGAAATATTGATGGATATTAGATATTTATGTATGTCATTTATAAGTGATTATAGCGATGTAGCAGGCTTGATTTGTGAAAAATTTGCACCAAGGTACCCAAACATGTTTACTTATTGGATAGTATCGAGCTTAAGGGACAAAATTCATCAATTAATTATAGACTATAATACCCCTGGCAATATTATTAAGAAAACAGCAATTTTCACGCAAGAAAGGAGACATCAAGAGAGTACAGGTGGTAATATCAACATTTTATCTTTATGGTCAAATACTAGAATACGAAATCTTCAAGACCTGTTAGACGAGCTATTCGTTTACTGTCACACAATGAAAGAACCATCATCTGTTTTCCATGAATTCAAAAAATGTTTTAAAACTATAATTGACTATCAATTGAATTATGATAAAATGACCAAGTTTGAGCAAGTTGGTGAATATAACACGGCAAAAGATATAAAAGAGTGGCTTTTAAAGATTGGTAAAACACTCAAACCAATGGGGTGCTGGAATACAGCTTGTTATTATGCTAGTCATACTGCTGATCTACCTTTTAATAGTAAGAAAATGTTGACTGAGATTAAAAAGGGCACACAATGTGAACCACTATCAGAATTAGTTTCCACAAAGGCCTGTATACCTGAATATAATGTTACAGAGGTTGAGTTTAAAAAAACAAAGACAAGAGACAATAATATATCATCTCTCAAAAAATACTTAATATCTAGGGGAGTTAATCCTCAAGATTATAATTCAGTGTTAAGGAAACTCAGTAATGTGGCTATTGGTAGTGTAGTTATGCCTGAAAAAGAGAGTGGACGAATGAAAGTTATAGATTGTATTCAAGACTTTCTAGTCAGATACCCGATCAGTAAAACAGTGCTTGATATTGCAAATTGGAACATTACTTTAAATTCATCAAGAGTTGTGGCAGATGTATGCATTAAAGCACAATATGGTGCAAAGAGAGAATTTTATGTGATGAATTTAGGTGCAAAATGTATGTTAAGAGTACTTGAGAATACATTTAAATCAATAGCAAAATTCATGCCAGAGGAAATGATATCTGTCCCAGGTGATACTAAACTAAAACACATGTCAAGAATATCTGACCTAGCTATCAAATGGTCTCCTGAGCACAAGTATGTATTGTACTTTACAAATGGTGATTGTTCTAAATGGTCTGCAAGTGAAACTATGTCATCTTTTATGTCATTCCTTGATGGGTTTAAGGATAAGTTACCTGAAGACTTAAGACAATATTGCAGAACAGTTATTGCTTCTTGGTCAAACAAGCACATCAATATACCACATGAAATGATAAAAGGGACTAAATTTATAACTGAAGAAAATAATTACATGAAATCTGGCACAAAAGTGCACAGCACGCAGAACTTCTTGCAAGGGATGCTAAATTACACATCATCAGTGAAAGCTATATTAGCAACACGCCTAGCAATTAAATTGTGGGATGAGAATCCTTCTAATGAGAAGATTTTTGTTGAGCAACTAGGGCATTCAGATGATTATATACTAATAATGAGATGCCCCAATCAAGAAACAATGTTAAAGTTCAGAATATATCACAAATTGATGCAAAGAATGGTAGGCATAACAGATAGCTCAAAAAAAACAAATATTCAAAAGCATGTTATGGAATTTATATCACTTCTATCATTCAATGGGCAAATGGCATATCCTAATATTAAAAAAGTAAAAGAAACAGGTTTAAATATAGCATGTGAAGGTTACCAGAATGATATCATGAATGTTATTTCAAGGTCGGGTGAATCTGTTAGGTTGGGTGTCCCTTTAATAAGTGCTTATATCCAACAGAGGTTGCACTGTACTAATCTTTATAGAGCATATACACTTGCTGAAGGAATGAGAAATGAAACACCAGCTAGCAAAAATCCATTTGATTGGCCTATAGAGTTATTTGGGCTTCCAGATTGTTTACCAATCCTATATGTTAACTCTTATTGTGACCCCAACAATTATAGATTATATAAATATAATCCTGTAATGGCAAAAAGGCTAAAATCACTAGTATACCTCAACTCTTTGAGTGATGAAGTTGACATATATAGTCCTCTTGATTGCTCATTGGCATATAAACCAGTTTATAGGTATAAAAGGGCAGGAGGTATGGTTAAGAAGATAAGAGACAAACTGGGCAAATCTCATGATGATGTAGTTAAATTTTATGAAGATTACCCTGAGTACAAGATAATGAAACCAAATAACCCAATGTTGTTACAGAACTGGATACAGAATCTTTATTATAATAATTCTTTTTCAAAAGCATATGCATTAGTCTCAAGACCAAATCTGCTGCTCAGGTTGTCTTATTTTTGTAGTAATGCATGCTGTTACACTAAGTGGTCAGACAAAGGTGTAAGACTTAAAGAATACTTTCATACTATTTCACAGTTAATAAAGGATGTGATATTAAAGAAACCCAAGATATTGGAAGATGATATTTCAAACCACCTTACTTCATATAATTCTAATATAACTTTGATGTTTGAGATGCTTGAAAAGTGTGAAATATATAAAACATCATTTGAGCCACAAAACCCACAGGCAATGCACTTACCTAGACCAATCAAACATACAAGGTTAGTAAACCCGCTGCAGAACATAATTCAATTTGTCACATCTGAAGAAAGGTTTAGATTGGATGGCAGGCAAATTAAAAATCCTGGTGCTTTGATGCAAGATATAAACCAAATTGAGAATATTATTAATAAGCCTTTAAAATCCTTACTTCCAACTGACATGATTAAGATACACTCTTTAATGCGATCTCAGACAACTTCAAGCAAATATGGGATTGGTTACTCAGCTGCTTCAGATAAAAGTACATTAGTGTATCTAGTCTCCTGGTTATCCAATGGTATAGATCCAAGACATAAGTATATGGTATTAACAGAAAAAAGCATCAGTGTAAATCACCCAGTGACTGGCGACACACTGTTTGAGCGGGATTATGGAATGCACACACATTATGCAAATATTCTTATAGAAAATTTAACTCAATGGTATTTTTATCTTGTTGTAAAAGAGGGAATCAGTTTAAAAGAATTTAAGAATATTATATCGTCAATAAAACTGAAACACAATAATCTTAAGGATGTATTGCTAAATACCCCAATTGACTATCAAGATACCAAAGATTTTATACACAAGAGAATGTTTGCATTCTTCAGATTTATCTTATTCAATATAATAGAAGATTTAATACAAATAACAACAAATAGCTTAAGTTACAAATATGTCTATTTAAACAAACAGAAATTAGAAAAATTAAAAGAACACCATAATTTTGCACATGATGGTGTACTTATTAGACATCAGGAGATAAACTATGTAGTATTTTGTGATAAAGAAAGAGAAAATTTCTATATTAGGACACAAAACCTCCAGTTAACAAGAGTTGGTTACATTTATAATATTGGCCTTCTGCTTCTCAGGAAAATAACAGCAGAAGAATATATAAGACGAATGGAAACAGGGCTTATAAATACAATACAAACTGGAAAAGGTGATGATAGACCTGGTTTTGCTAGATTGGGTAGAAACATAGTATATAAAACAGACTTAACTGGTATGGAATCACTAAATTTATTTATAGGTGATCCAGGCTACTTTCACTTAGGAGAAACTTCAAGAGGCATACTCACTGATTTTATCCTTAATGAAAAAGCTGCAAGTATCAGATGTGGTGGGGTGCAAATATTTAAGTTATCACTTATGGCATGTGGCCAATCAAATGTTATTGAAGACATATCTGGTGAAGTGAATGGAATTAATTTGAAAACGCTCAATAAAGACAATTTAATATATTGGTATTTAAGGAACCATGATGTTTCTTCCCTTATTGATGTAGAGCTGACTGAAAATGTGAGCCAATTTAGATTGCCAATGAGAAAATTGATATTAAATAGTGGATACTCTAAAGAGACAATGTCAGACTTATTAACCACATCAGGTATAATCACAGAGAGTGGTATAGAGGATAAAAATGAAAAAGTAGAGGATATGAATGAGAAGAATACTACTCCACAATCTCATAATCAAATAACAACAATGCCTGATGAACTAAATGAAGAAGAATTAACAAATTTTGGTAACCTTGGTGGGTTCAGTCTGCTAAATGACCAAAATGAGTTCTTATTTGTCTCAGATGCACATTGTTTGCAAAACCCATTTAATAATGGAAGTGACAGTAATTGTTTACCTAATGATAATGACATACCATTAACTTCTAGGCAAGATCAAACCTTAGACTTAAGCCTCATGTGTTATGAAAAGGATGAAGAAGTTATAGTTGAGGAAAATGACCAGGATTTATATTTGACATCTCAAAATCCTGTAAATTATTGTGATGAAATAGATCCATCAATGTATGAAGAAGGTTTAGAAGATTATAATCCAGATAATGACACTGGTTATATGCCCGACAGTGCAGGCTATGATGAGGGTTTTGGAGATGACTTCAGTGTAAACGCTGGATACAATGATAATATGTGCCTTGACATGGGTAACATAAATATGGACTTCAGTCTAGACTTCAACCAAACATTTGATGGAGATAGCCAGCAACAGATGGTAGAGTCACTGGGAGACATTGATGCTGAACAGGATGAAAACGCAATTGAAGAAATTGATGAAGCCATGATAGTATCTCCAAATATAAAAGAAACATTTGAGTCAAAAAGTATATCAGATGAAACTACTCAGGAGATGAAAAAAGATTCAGAGATTGATTTATATTCTGGACTTGATATGGGTAATAATTTTGTGTTTCAGTGGGGTGATATAAATATTGGTGAAGAACCAATGAGAGAATTAAATACTTTCACATTAGAAAACACAGATCTAATTGAAGATATAGATGCACCATCATACAGTCCAGAAGAGTCTATAAGCAGTGATAGCACATCTGAGGATAGTGACCTTGACCTACCGTTCTTCCTACAAGATAGAGGTGAAAAAAAACAAAGTGAAGGTTATGTAGACTTTATGATAAAAAACCTGCCTAGTATTCATGATTATGTGATCCAGCAACATATAGGAATTAATACCAATATGTTGTTAAATAACACAAAAATGTTTTATAATTTAGTGAAATTCTGTATACAAGCTGAAGAATTACAAGAAAATGGAGTTGAATTCTCAAAAAAAGAAAAAACTGCGATCAATTTAACTGGAAGCTTGATAACACAATTTGTCAGAAACAATTTACTGCCAAATGGAGATTGTGTAGGTGAAGTAAGGATTTCAACAACTGAAAATTGTAGAATGCGACTTGAAAGACAGGTACACTGTAATATGATAGAGAGGGCTGAAATAATAAAAAGAACTAAAAAGGGTAGGATAGAAAATGCTGGAGATGGATTTGATGTTATCTACTGGGATGAAAAATTACTTAGGACAATGTTTAAACCCCCGGTGAATGTCTCAGTGTTTTTAAGAACGAACACATTCGGGAAGACAATACAAGATATAGAAAGGGTTTTGAATGACACTTACACAACTGTTGAAGTTCTAACTAGTGATTAATTAGAATTAAACAATAATCTAATTAATAAAATCAATAAAAATCCA